ATGCACCTCAATTTAAAGGCAAAAGCAAAGCAAAGAAAAGACAAATGGCAATTGCGGCTAAATTATCTTTAGATGAAGACTTTAATGTAACTAGTAACACGGGATTTGAAAGTGGATTTATGGTAACATTAATAGTTAAAGGAGAAAAAGTAGGACATTTCCGTTACTATTTTGATGAAGATGAAGGTGCAATGAACGATGTTGAAGTATATCCCGAACATCAAGGTAAAGGATATGGCAAGTTATTGACATTGAGAGCAATGATAACAGCAGATGATTATGATATTCCGTTTGAAAGAGATAGTAGAGGTGTTAGTAAAGCACAACGTGGAGTATATAGTTCTTTAGAAAAAGATGGACTAATTAATACTAGTGGAGTTACAGATAAAGGCTACGATTATTTAGAAACTGGAGAAAAAGATGCTCATTAAAGAGATAATTTCTGAAGGACCTAGAGATTTTGCTGGCTTATCTGATATGACAGGAGATAAAATACAACAAAGTCTTGATTATTTTTATAAAGACCATGCACCATCAAGGGTAAAGGGCAAAAAGATTGACTCATTTAAAGGTTTTGATGTTATGCAGTTTCTTTTATCTGGTGGTTATCAACTTTATTTTCTAGTAAAAAATGATGTTCCAAATTTATATCTTGCGTTATCAAATTATCAAGATGGACTTGCTGTTGGTAATGTTAGGTCAAATGGTACAGTAAAAGCAACTGAATTCTATAATTATATATTAGATAAGATAACACCTAAATTATATAGTGATAAAGGACAAACACCTGCTGGTAGAAAAATATGGACTGCTCTTGACAAGTTTTTTCCTGATATCACAGTCACTGATGTTGGTGACAGATTAGTAGCAACAAAATCATCAGAAAAAATTACGGAAGAACCAGAAAGCAAGCCTATTGTTTATCTTGATATGGATGGCGTTCTAGCAGATTTCTTTTCTGAATGGGCCAAACTAGCAGGCATTAAGACAGGTAATTATAAAGATATTCCACCAGCAAACGTTGACAAGACACTTGACAAGATGATTGGTACAGACTTTTTTGCTAAACTACCAAAGTTTCCTACAGCAGATAAACTAATTCAAATGGTTATAAATCATTTTGGCTCATATAAAATATTAAGTTCGCCACTTAGACATGATGATGAGAACAGCACAAAGCATAAGATAGATTGGATTGGAAGAAAATTAAAGATTAAACCAAAAGAAACTATTATATCTAGTAACAAAGGTTTATATGCTACACAATCAGATGGTACACCAAACATATTAATTGATGACTTGGGTAGAAACATTCAAAACTGGATGAATAATGGCGGTCTCGGAATAAAATATCAAGCAGACGAAGACCCATTATCAAAAGTACAGCAATGGTTAGAACAGTTTAAAAAAGGAGAGGTAACACAAGAATCAAATACTTCTAAACGAGAAGAAAAGATATTTGAGAGAGAGAAATAACAGTCTTATAGGGGGAGAAGATGAAGTTAAGTACTAAAACCATAGAACTTTTGTTGGTAAATTTGAATAATATGCATAGTGCTATGTTAAAAGATTGTGCGGATAAACAAAGAATTGGTAAATTAATTATTGAATTGGAAACAGAATTAATGAAAATTGGTAAAGACAATCAAAGTCATATCAGATTAGGTACGTCATCATTTGCGAGGATGTTTGAATAATGGAACTTACAGAATTACAAAAAAGTACAATGAGATGGCGATGGGCTGCCTTAATATTATATCTTATGATATGTTTTTATGATTTTATGTTTGTGCCTATATGGTACGGGTTGAACCGACCAGATATAGCAATGTTTATTGACATTCTTAATACAGTTGAGGATCCATTGATACAATTGGAATTGATGAAGAAATTGACAGGCCAACATAGTCCATTTACCCTTATGGGCGGTGGATTATTTCATTTAGCCTTTGGTGCAATACTTACAGGTAGTGCATTTGGGTTTAATAGATAATGCAAGTCTATAAAGAAACAATCTGGCACTTCACTTGTCAATCATGTAATGGTTTTTGGACAGTAGCGGCTTCTGATAAATGGATTCCAAAAGAATTATTCTGTACTCATTGTGGCTCAAAACGGACACATGATCCAGAGCAAATTGAATGGGTAGATGATGATTATCTTCCTGAAAGTAATCAACACGAGAACTATTTAAAGTTTGAAAAAGAGTTTCTTAAAAAAGAGTTATGTTTGTGTGGACACGATCCAATAGAATGTGACTGTAAAGCAGGATGTAAATGTGGTTGTAGAAAGCAATATCTAGGACAATATTAACATACAACTTAATTATTAGTAAAATAGATAAATACTACTGTTAAAACCATAATCAAATACTATTATAGGAGATAAAGAAGATGGCAAGAACATTAAACAATTTTGGTGTACCAACAGACTCTGGCGCAGATGCAGTAGGTACTGGTATATTACAACCAAAACTAAACTATAGATTCCGTGTAGTAGTTGCTGGTTTTGGTGGAACTGGAACAAGTTCACAAGAATTCACAAGACAGGTTATGAATGTATCCCGTCCAAAGGTATCACATGAGTCAATTCCATTAGATTCATACAACTCACGTATGTATGTTATGGGCAAGCACACATGGGAACCAATTACAATTACATTGCGTGATGATATCGCAAACAATCTAACTAAATTAGTTGGTCGTCAAGTCCAATCACAGTTAGACCATAAAAATCAAAGAGGTCCTTCAGCAGGTACTAACTATAAGTTTTCAACATTGATTGAAATTCTGGATGGTAACTCTGGTGATGCGACTGAACAATGGCAATTAGAGGGTTGTTTCATTACAAACGCTGACTATTCGCAAACAGACTATGCGGTTTCAGACCCAGTTACAATCACTGTTACTCTACAATACGACAATGCTGTATTGAATGATGATATTATGCCTCCAATGGACTTTGTATCGGATTCTACTATAGCCGGTTAATAAACGAGGCGTAAGCCAATGGCCGATGATAGAAAAAGTGCTAAGAATACTGTTAAGAGAGTATTAGCGGATAGTGCCAATGCAAAACACAGATTTGGCTTTGCAGGTGAGCATGGCTCGCCTATTGCAGGAAGAACTCCTAAACTTTCTGACCTTTGGTTTATAGATTTTAAGGCAGTATCTGGCGAAAGAACACACGATTTATCTCATATTTCTGCTTTAGCAAAAGCAGTATCTCCTATTGCTATTACAACATCAACGATGCCTATTGACCAATATGGCAAAAGAATTTATGTTCCCACTAAAGTAGATTTTCCAGAAGTATCAATTACAATGTATGATACAGTTGACGGTCAAATGTTTGATATGGCCGCAGACATATATAGTAAATTCTTTAAGAATCAAAAGGCTAAAGTCACTGGTGCAAATGCAGAGAAAGTTCTGACTGATGCTCATTTGCATGGTAGAAAGATACCAGATGATAATCATGCGTATTATCATCAGCATTTTGAGAAAATCACAATATATCACTTCTTTGGTAATCTTGAAGATTCAGCACCACCCGGTAAAAAAGACATGTTATTCGGTTCTCGTGCGACTGCAGGACAAGGAGCAACAAGTACAGGTTCTGTTCAAAAGATTGAATTAATTAATCCATTAGTTACGAACATTGGTTTTACTCCTAGTGATTATAGTGCTACTGACTTAAGAACTATGGACTTTTCAGTTCAGCCAGAAAATATTATAATAGGTAGTCCGAGTTCAGTATTATTCCCAGATTGGATGACATGGGGGATGGATTATATGTTGGATGAATTAAGTCCACAACTTAAGAGAAAAGATTTAACTAAAATTTATCCTTCTCCTACATTCGGTTCAGACAATAGAGAGCAATCTGATAAGAGTAGAGAAAGAATATCTAAATGGGACACAATTGATAGAGATACTGGAGAATTAAACAAATATAAATCCTTCGACCAAAAACAAAGCATTACAGACCCTTTAAGAATAGAAGAACAAGAAAAGGCGGATGTTAATAGAAAACTTAGGGAACTAATGACATTATATAATGCTACAGTTTCGCATCCTGGCGAAATGGCAAATAACGAAGCATTGGCTGAAGCATTAAAAAGAAATATTGGTGTAATAGACGTAGCAAGGGCAAATAGATTTTCTAAAGAATCAAGTAAAACTTATATAGATGAGGGTAATCAATTTGATACTCCTTATAAAGCAACATATACGAATCCAGATATCCCAACATTTGGCGGAATAGGAGATAGTAATCCTGGAGGACAAGGATTTCCAAGATATAGTACAGATATAGGGTCAGCAATGATAAGAGAACTTGTTGGAGCATTTTTCGGTCAAAGACCATTCGATGTTAATAATATTAAAGGGACTATAATAAATAAAATAATCGGAAATGATGGCAAATCAGAGAATAAGAAGATTCTAGGACAAATATTAACAGACGGTATGATTTCAAGTAAGAAAGGTGCATATGTTACGACAACAAAAGCAAACAAATCCATTCCAACTGAACAGCCAACAATATATAAAACTAATACTACAGACCAGGCAATTGGTGTGAGTAAAGCACTCTTTAGAAAATTCTTAGGACAATAATAACAAGGAAATTATAATGAAAATAGATATTTTAACTGCGAAATTGTTGAAAAAGGGCTTTAATCAGCAAAAAGCGGAAGCATACGCAGTAGAACTTACAAATATTGCAAAAATATACGGTGTAAATCCATATGATTTTGTTGATGAACTTTCAGAAGATTTTTCTTTCAATGACTTAGGAGCATTCGTCTTTAATAATGCATTGCGATTTGGATATAAGACAGGTAAGATGATTCCTCGAACTCCAAGTACTTATGTCGCAAGAGCAATTATTAAATGACAAAATTTCACCAAGGCAAATATACAATATTAAATCAATCAAAGTACTCAGGAAGTGGGGAGCCCACTTTTAGAAGTAGTTGGGAACAGACTTTCATGCAGTTCTGTGATACAAACCCTAATGTTATGGCATGGGCAAGTGAACCTGTCAAAATTTCATATCAAAATCCTTTAAATGGTAAAGTAACATCATATATTCCTGATTTTGTTATCGTATATAGAGATTCTAAAGGTAATAAAAATGCAGAACTGATTGAAATAAAGCCAAGCAATCAATCTAATCCTAAATTTGCACGTGGCAGGGCACAACAGGCACAAGTAGTAAAAAACTATGCTAAGTGGGAAGCCGCAACGAAGTGGGCAAGAAAAAGAGGTATGAAATTTAGAGTTCTCAACGAAAACGATATCTACGCAAACACCAAGAAGCCAAAAGCAGTCAGAACCCGCAAAAAGAAATAATTTTATTTTTGATAAATACGTATATAATTAATTAAGAACGTATATTATGACAAAAAAATTAGAAGAAACCTTCAATATTGAACCAGCAGAAGAAAAAGTAGAAGAAACTACGGAAGAAACCCCCACAATTGAAGAATCAAAAGAACTAACAGAGATTCTATATGCTGAATTAAAGAATACTGAGAAGATTGACAACGCACTGCCGTTGGTTAAAGACCTTAATGAACATGATAAAGAGATGGATGATATCCATCAAAAGGCTCTGGACGCATTCAATGATTTACTTTCATTAGGAATGAATGTAGAAGTTCATGCTGGTGCTAAGTTACTAGAAACTGCAAATCAGATGCTAAAAACGGCTATGGAAGCAAAAGATAGCAAAGTTGATAGAAAATTAAAGATGATTAACCTTCAATTGCAAAAAGCGAAGTTGGATTACAATGTTTCTAAAAATAAAGATGGTTTTGAACTAGAAAGTGATGGTGCAGTAACAATTAGCAGAAATGAACTGTTAAAACGCATAGACAACGCCCAAAAAGATTTAAAAAATGATAAATAAGAATAGAAGATATTCGAATTTATATATTTAATATATGGAACATACAATGAAAACATTTAAACAATACTTAACAGAGTCAACAAAAGAACATAAATTTACATTAAGATTCTGTTGTGACTTAGATGAAGCACAGGAAAATCGCATTGAGACTTTTTTGTCGAAATATGACCTTAAAACGATGTCAAAGACATCAACTACTCCTATCACTAAGAATCCAATGTTTTTTGATAATGCAACGAATTCAAAAGTTTCAAAAGTTGATATAGTTACTGGTTATCCATTGTCAGCAGATATTCTACAACAGCAATTAAGTGACTTACTTGGTGTTTCACTTGAGAACGTAGTTGTTCATCCAGAAGGATGGGAACCTGAAGCAGAAAGCGAAGATGATGAAGATAAAAAAGCACTATTAGGTACAGACTATGATGAAACATCAGATGATGGTAAGACTTATGGTAAGACTTTTGTAGACAAATTTTTAAAAGATTTAGAGAAAAAAGAACACGACACGGTTGAAAACGCATTAAGTGTTAAACCAAAATCTGATCCAGCACAAGAGCAGATGTCAAAAGATGAGCAATCAAGTGCATCAGTTATCAGTGGAGATGAAAAATGAGCAAACAATATAACTTATCAACAACAGAAGACAACGGTCAGTCAGTAACGACTAGCCAGACTGTTACAGAACATCCAGAAGAAATTCTACGATTGATGAAACTAGCAGGTCTCGAAAACGCACAAGTAGTTGCCGAAGATGATTCAGAATTTGAATCTACAGAAGCAAATGACAAATTAGACTTAGATGATTATTCTAAAAAATCTCCAGAAAGTATTGCAAAACAAAAGAAAACAATTCAACCAACACTTGGTGATAATCCATTAGAGTACTCTTTAGACGAAACGGAGATTCAAGAAGCATTGACAAAAGAATTTGATAAGCCCGAAGAAGTTAAAGAAGAAAAGTTAGATGAATTTCTTCCAGTGATAGCCGCTGTTCCTGCAGTCAAAGCCGCTTTAAATACTCCAGGCGGACAGAATTTAAAAAAAGCAGTAAACACAACAGTTGTTGATCCAATTAAAAATAAAATTTCTTCTGTAAAAAAATCGGTCGGTGATACAGTTTCAGGTGCATTAGATAAAGTAGCCAACAAAATTTCTCCAAGTAATAAGAAATTAGCAGGTTACAACGATAAAAGAGTCAACAAATCAAAACCTGCGACAATTTCAATGCCAGCAGAGTCAAAAGAAAATGAAAAGTTAGATGAAATACTTCCAGTGATAGCCGGGGTTGCACCTACAGTAGCCAAAGCCGCTACTAAGATAGCAAAAACAATTGCAAATAAGACTGACCCAGGTACTACAGGTAAAGGAACAACTATTGCACCAACACCAACATATGGTTATAAAGATGATCCCGAAGTTTCAATGGGTTGGGCTGGAAATAGACAAGATAAAGACCAATGGACTGTCGCTAGTAAACTCAATAGAATGAAGAATAAAGGAGATGTTCACGCAGAAAGTGAAGAAGTTAAAGAAGAATTAACAGCAGGTCAAAAGAAATTACCCGACGCATTACAAAAATCAATTCTTGCTAAACAAGGCAAAAAAGACGAAACAAAAGAAGTTGAAGAAAATCTTAAAGAAGCAGAAGAACAAATTAAAGCATTAAAAGAAGATTGTTCTTGTGGTCACGGTTCTTCTTGTGATTGTGGTCCAGATTGTGGTTGTGGTTGCAACACAGTTAATGAAGATGATTCTGAAAATTGGGCACAAGAAAGGGAAAGTGAGAGACATACACATGTAAACGGATCTAGAGAGACAGAAGAGATAGAAGACTTAATCAGACCATTTTGGAGCAAGTTACCTGAAAAACTTCAACTGGATTTAGAGATGCATTTTGATTCACTAAAAGGTGAATTTGATGAAGCCCAGGAATTAGGACAATCTCAAGAAAGAATTAAGAAATTAATGAATTACTAAAAAGCATTCCTCCATTGCGAACAAAAAAAGTCTCCTTAGTGAGACTTTTTTGTTTTTATCCAATAAAATACCCTATTATATGTAAAGATAAATACTATTATAATTAACTGAGTATATAATGCATGGCAGATTTAACCAAAAAACCATATACAAAAACCCAATTTAGTAACTTACAATTGTTAGAATTTAGCAAGTGTATGACGGACCCGTTCTATTTTCTGGAAAAGTATTTTATGATTCAGCATCCTACACGAGGAAGTATACCATATAAGGCATACTCTTATCAACAAGAGTTAGCAGAATCTTATCATAATTATAGATTTTCTATATCTATGTTGGGCAGACAGATGGGTAAATCTACAACAGCCGCTGGATATTTACTATGGTATACAATGTTTAATCCAGACCAAACTGTTTTAATAGCGGCTCATAAGTACTCAGGTGCCCAAGAAATAATGCACAGAATTAGATATGCATATGAGATGTGTCCAGACCATATTAGAGCAGGTGTGACAAATTATAACAAAGGTAGTATCGAATTTGATAATGGTTCACGTATTATTTCTCAAGCAACAACTGAAAATACTGGTCGTGGTCTTTCTATTTCGTTACTATATGCAGATGAGTTTGCGTTTGTACGACCAACAATAGCAAAAGAATTCTGGACTTCTATTTCCCCAACACTAGCAACAGGTGGTAAAGCAATTATCACTTCAACACCAAACTTAGATGATGACCAGTTTGCGATTATATGGTCGGGTGCGAATAAGAGATTAGATGCTTACGGAAACGAAACAGAAGTAGGTATCAATGGTTTTAGACCATATAATGCAGTATGGCATCAACATCCTGATAGAAATAAGGAATGGGCAGTTGAAGAAGAAGCACGAGTAGGTAAAGAACGTTTTCTAAGAGAACACGAATGTCAATTTATTGCATATGATGAAACGTTAGTTAACAGTTTGAAATTGTCAGGAATCAAAGGAAGGGAACCAATATTAAGAACTGGCCAAGTTAGATGGTATGACCATGTTAATAAAGAGTCTACTTATGTTATAGGATTAGATCCTGCTATGGGAACTGGTGGAGATAATTCTGCTATTGAAGTGTGGGCGTTACCAGAACTGGTTCAAGTAGCAGAATGGCAGAATAATAGAACAGATGTCCATGGACAAGTTAAAACAATGCACACTATTCTTACTATTATTAATGATGAAATGAGAGAACTTGGTAATAATGCACCAGAGATATATTGGTCAGTAGAGAATAATTCATTAGGTGAAGCCGCTTTGGTAGTCATACAAGAGATGGATGAAGATAAGTTTCCTGGTACATTCTTACATGAACCGAAGAAGAAAGGTAGACAACGAGCAATTAGAAAAGGATTTACCACAACATATAAAACAAAAATTACGGCTTGTATGAAGATGAAATCTTGGATTGAAAGTGACAAGATGACACCATTAAGCAAGAATTTCATAAGAGAATTAAAGACTTTCATAGCAAAAGGAAAAAGTTATGAAGCAAAAACGGGTGAAACAGATGACTTAGTTTCAGCAACATTATTGTGTGTAAGACAGATTCAACTTATATCCAGATTTGAAGAAGGATATGAAGAACTGCTTGGATCGACTTTAGACACTGATACTGATTATTCCGACCCGCTTCCTGTGATATTTTGATAAATACTACCATAAAGAACGAGAACAAAAATTATGGCTATAAATTTAGATAACATCGCAACAAAAGTAATGAAATTAATGCAAGGCAGTGGTCTTCAAATGAAGATGTTTGATGCCGCTAGTGGCAAAAGCGTAGCAGTACCAGCCGAAGCAAGATTTTTTTATGTTAAAGAACCAAACATGATGGTTCATATTGACGATAATACTAATGAATTAAAGTTTCATATCGGTGAAGATATCGATATTGACAACACTGATATCAATAATATGATGCATCAACTAAAAACTATGGCACGTACTAATATGTTAGATTTTGATATTCGTTCATTCGGAAAACATATAGAACCAAAAAATTATGCATATAAGGTTGAACAAAATAAGGAGCAAACCATGACAGATCCAGTCAATGAAGGCATGGGCCCATTGTCCGGGTCATCACGCACTAGCCGACAAACATTAGAAAATGTGCGACTAATCTTAAAACACCGTGCGCCAGTAAACGAAGAATCTCGTGGTTCTCGTTCACGTAACATCACAGCAATTTTTGTTGAAACAGGAGAAGGCGAACGTTTCAAGTACCCATTTATACATTTAAATGGTGCAAGAGCAATGGCTAGACACGTAGCATCAGGTGGAGTTCCACATGATATGGTAGGAGAGGCTATTGTAGAGTTGTCAGACAACTTATCAAGATTGAAAGAGTTTATGGGTGTGGTTAACAGACAGAAATTAGTAAATGAAACGAATCGTTCTGATGTATGGAATGTTAAACGTAGTATGGATTCAATTAAAGAAACAGTTCAGAGAATTCAAGGTGCAAAAGGTTATGCTAGTTTTGTAGAAGGTATTGCTCTTAGTGACCATAAACCACAAGAAGAAATTTCAGAAGAAACTGTAGATGCATTCGTACAAAAGTTTACAAAATCAACATTTGAAGAATCATTAAGAGATATTTTTCCATTGCTACACAAAGTAAATGAAGAAGAATTAGAAAATCGCAGAACAAATCAGGTAGATAGAGTTAAAGAAATAATTTCGGCAAGAGAAAAAAAGACTGACGAAATAATCAATAAAATATCATTTGGTGGACCAAGAGATGGTTATGATTACGAGCAGATTAAGAAACAATATATTGAACCTCGTACACCAGAAGAAGCAACTCAAAAGAAAATTGATATGATAGCAATGACATTTGATGATTTGGCTGATAGAGTCGATGTAGACACATTAGACGACAAAACAACTAAAAAGAAAGGTCATGATAGAGCGGCAGAATTGTCATTCTTCTTGACTGATATTGCTAACGATATTCGTAAAAATCCAAGAGGCGTTGACAAAGAAGAACTTAAAGTTGCAGGACATTTACTGAAAATGTCTAAAGCATCAGTAGAAACTGTAGAACCAACATCAGCAGATGAAAATTGGAATATGATGGTTGAATCAGCATTCTCAAAGTTTGATCCAGATAGTGTTATTCAGGAAAGTCAACCAAGTATCAAAGAAGAAGTTCAGAAGATTAATGAAATGCGTTGGATTGGATGGCAAATATTTCGTTGGGGTGATTATTGGGGAAAAAATACGACCCTGCACACGGAATTAAAATATAATGGTAAACACGCTTACTGGTTAGATTCAACTGATAGAGAATATATTGAAAAAATAAAGAATAAACTTGGGAAAGCAATAAGTTCAGGTGAACACCCTCATATAAGAAACTGGACTGGCGACCATGACGATGGGTCATTAGACAATCCAAACCAGAATATATATAAGTTTGACCCAGAAGATATGACGCCTGAAGAAAGAAAAGATTACGAACTAGATAAAACAGAAAGAGAAGAAGGTTTTGGTAGTGGACCACCACGTGCAACTGTTAGGGATTTATCTAAGGCACAAAAAGCAGAACTATACAATGAAGAAGAAGAAGAATTAGAATTTGAATCAATTAATAGACTTAGCAAATTAGCAGGTGTTTAAATAGGAGAAAACAATGGACCAAGAAAGACTTAGCAAATTAGCAGGTATCAAAGAAGATTGGAAAGATGAAGAGTTTTCTGCAAAAGGAAGAGAAGCGGATGAGAAATCAATGCAGGCGGCACAAGATAGATATGATGCACGTCAAAACAAACCAGAAATCAATCCAGGAGATGAGGTTGTAAACCACTTAAACGATATTGAAGAATCCATTTCTACAATAAATCACGACAATCTATCTGAGATGGCAATGAGAATTCAAGATTCTGTTGAGGAAATTAGAAATAAACTAGACTTGTTAGGCTGGGAACAATATGACTAATTACTAAAATATGTCATTTTATGGTTGACAAGCACACTCAAATTGTGTTATAATTAAAGGAAGTTAAATGCTTCCTTTTTTTATTGTTTAATAAAATTTTACACATTAAATCTAAGATTAAGAAAACATTCAAAAAGTAGCATTTAACTCTTGACTTTTGGAAAAAAGATAAGTATAATAGTATCATGCTTAAAAATATATGATACGTTTAGGCTAATATAACTAATATACAACAAAACTAATAAAGGCTAATATAGGAGAAAAATATGGCTACACTAGCAGAAATCCGTGCGAAATTACTCGCACAAGATAACAAAGCATCAGAAAACTCATCAGCGAATCGAGGTTCAGATGCAGTATATCCTTTCTGGAATATGGACAATGACAATACAGCAGTATTGAGATTCCTTCCAGACTCAGACCCCACAAACACATTTTTTTGGAAAGAACGACAGGTTGTTAAACTTCCGTTTCCAGGTGTTAAAGGTGGAGATGAACAAAAACGAGTAATCGTTCAAGTTCCTTGTGTTGAAATGTGGGGAGAACCATGCCCAATTCACGCAGAGATTCGTCCTTGGTTCAAAGATCCAGCAATGGAAGATATGGGTCGTACATATTGGAAGAAACGTTCTTACGTTTTTCAAGGATTGATTGTCACCGATCCAATCGGTGGTGAGAAACCAGAAAATCCAGTACGTAGATTCATCATTGGACCACAAATCTTCAAGTTGTTAAAAGCGGCTTTGATGGACCCAGATATGGATAATCTCCCAACAGACTATGAACAAGGTACTGACTTTCGTCTTACTAAGACAACAAAAGGTCAATACGCGGATTATTCAACTTCAAGTTGGTCACGCAAAGAACGTTCATTGAATGAAGACGAACGTGCGATAATTGAAACGCATGGTCTTTTTAATTTAAATGAGTTCATGCCAAAACGTCCAACAGAAGATGATATGAAAGTAATCACAGAGATGTTTGAAGCATCTGTTGATGGTGAATTGTATGATCCTGCTCGTTGGGGACAATACTATAAACCTTATGGTTTAGATGTTCCTATGGGAACTAAAACTGCAACTCCAACTGCTCCAAAGGTAGAAGAAGTTAAAAAGGAAGAGCCAGTAGTAACTGCAACACCTACGCCAACGCCTGCACCAGTAACTACTGATGCACCGAAGGCCGATGCGGCAGATATCTTAGCAATGATTCGTAGTCGAAAAACTGACTAAGAAACCAATATTAAGTGTGGGGAGTATATCTCCCCATACTTTATAATACATTAGGAGAAATATATGGCAAGAGCCTTTGATGCGAGTAAATTTCGCAAATCTATAACAAAATCTGTCCCTGGTATGAGTGTTGGTTTCAGAGACCCAGATACTTGGATATCGACAGGAAATTATACATTAAACAAACTTATCAGTGG